TATTTAAATTGATTGTAGGGCTTTATATGAAGCCATTTAATCTTATCAATGTAATAAGTAAAACTTATCACTATTTATATTTTGATTAGTAAAATAAACTTTACATATATTTTATTATGTTTTAATCTGTACTTGTCATTAATCAATAAGAGGTATTTAAAATGCAAATAAAAGACTTATCAATCAAAGAAGCAATAAGAGCTTTAAATAAGACAAAATGTAAAATAACAATGGATTTGCCCTATACAACGCTTAATGTATATATCCAAAAGAATGACTTATTACAGCAATTAAGAAAGTTAAAGCATTTAGATAAAAAAGATATGTATATTAACTTATATTATTTTGAGGATAATACAGTTAACTTATCTATTCAAGAGGGCTTTTAATAATGCTTTTTAGAATATCCCTTTATAAGTACGATAAACTTATATTTGATATATTAAGTAAAATTATTTATACTTTATCCATTAATAACATTACAAGGAATTAATACTATGCAAAGAATAACAATTAATATATATAATGACCCATCTCATGGATGGGGTAAAGTTTCAATAGATACTCTTCAAAGATTAAACTTGCTTAATAATATATCTTCTTATTCATACATTAATAACAATCATGTATATCTTGAAGAAGATTGCGACTTATCATTATTGCTTAAAAGACTTGAAGAGCTTAATATCCGTTATAAGTTAAAAAATAACTATGCTAATAAGTCCAGTAAAATAAGAAGCTATGAATATTATTCAAAAGATAAAGCTATGCATAGATATCTTACTAATTTATACAACCACTTAACTTCTTAAGGATTAATTATGAATACCATTACACTATTTAAAACTAAAAAAGATGCTATAGAGTTAGCGGGTAACTGTACTAAAACTTCAAAAATGCCTTGTGATTCTTATTCTTTACCTACAGAAGCTTGTATCACTGGTTCAAAAATGGCAAAAATTAAAGGCTCTATCTGTAATAATTGCTATGCCAATAAAGGCAATTATCATAGGTTTAAAGCTAACATTTTACCTATGCAATATAAAAGGCTTAATTCTATTCAATCTGATAACTGGATTCCAGCTATGATTAAATTAATCAATAATCAACCATTTTTTAGGTGGCATGATTCAGGTGATATACAATCTATAGAGCATTTTGGTAAAATATGTAAAATTGCGGAATTAATGCCAAATACAAAATTTTGGATTCCTACCCGTGAATATAACATTATCAAAGAATATGCTTCTAAAAATGTTATTCCTAAAAACTTAATAGTCCGCTTGTCCGCTATGTTTATAGATAAACCCGTAATTATTCCAGATAGCTTAAAAGGTATTCAGAATATAACGGTCTCTAATGTACATTCTAAAGACCCTATAGGAATTGAATGCGAAAGTTACAAGCACGGTGGCAAATGTAATGATTGCCGAAAATGCTGGAATTCAGACTATAAAGCTATATCTTATAAAATACACTAACAAGGGGCTTAAAATGGAATTATCAATAAAACAAAAAGAATCTATTATAAAAATGTTTAATGAGTATTTAATGCAATATAAAGAAGCTGGAATTGCTCACAATGAAGCCGTTATTTTTGCACGGCATAAAACAAGGCAAAATGCTTCTGTAATGATTAATACTTATTTTAAGTAATAACTTATAGCGGCTTATTTTTAGGCTGCTATAGGGTTATTATTTAATAACCATTTTAAAACTATATAAAGGGATCTATTATGATAGATTTTATAATTTTTGGCATCGTTGATAACGGTGTCATGATTGCAGGCGCTTTCACTGGCATAGAGGTTGAAAAATATCTACCCAAACGCTTTAAAATGGGCTTATTAATGCCAATTGTAGGCGCTGGAATTGGCAATATGACTAGTGATTTTTTAGGCGGCTTGTTTGCAATGAATACGCCGCTTGCGATTGGATCCGCTATTGGATGCTTTTTAGCTTTATTTTTAATTCCAATATTCAATTTAAAATTTAAATTAGGGGCTTAATATGTACAATGAAATAAAACTAACTACAGTATTTAAACCATATAAAGATTATTTAGTAATTGATAACCAATCAATGGTACTTCAATTATTAGATAAACTTTACTTTTTAAACGAGCAAATTATTAATGAGAATGTTAAAACAAAAGGGGCTTAATTATGGATCTTGAACGCTATCTACATGAAGTTAATCAGCATATTAAACCTACACGGTGGCAAAGATTCAAAAAACATTTGCCATTGCTATTAATGAGAATGGGAATTTTTACCCTCTTATTGATAGCTTCTTATCTAACTTATACTTTCTAATGAGAATTAACCACGCTACGAGCTCGTACAAAGCTCGTGGTGAGGTTTTCTTTACCCTTCCTATACCTTACCTTACCCGTAAAACAAAAAGCCCCGCTGGAGAGAGTAGCAAGGCTTTTCAGGAGGATGTAACTATACAAAGAAAATGGGCGTACCTATCCCACTCGCATATTATAACATAGGTACTAATGAGAATTGAGTAAAATTAGGCAGGAATTCTACGAGAAGCTAAAGTTATTATATTATCCATAGCTAATGAGAGTAGGCGTGTATATTCTACTGGCTTCTTCTCTTTTAAATATCTAGCATAGACCGCTTTCTTCTGATTAGGCTCTAATGAATCAATGATTGCATCCATAGCCTGAACATTATTAAAATCCATATCATCAATCATTTGTTCAAATACTTCATGCGATGACTCCCCGCCTGAATTAATGAGAATGGACTTGCTAGGATAGCCTAGCTTATGATTATCCACTTTCATATATAAAGCCCAGTCTTCTAAAATAAGTTTTACTCTGTTTATATCCATTATTATATCCTCTTATATAGTATTATGTTATCTGTCATAGGATTTTCCTAGGAAATGTCAATGATTTCTGATTTCCACCTATGACCGTCTTTGTACCAACCCTCTACTAACAAAGTCCAGTTTGCTTCTCGAAGATGAGGAGTGTATTCTGAATCCTCTATCTTGCGAATCCTTGCTCTCATGTTTGTCTTACTAGTAACTTGAATGGCTACCGTATTTCCTTTGCTATCGATAGCGAGAATATCAAAATTCCACAGGTCTTGGCGTACCTTTGCGAATGAATTCCATCGCTCAACGATTTTAACAAGAGGATACTCTTGACTATCCTTTAGTCTTTTTAGTGTTCTTTGTGTTGGACTTGTCTTTGCCATTTTTATTCCCGAATATTCTATCGTAGTTATCTGAATACTTCTTATCGTCTGTTGGTCTTCTACCGCTACCCTTGCCCATCACTTAATCTCCTTCTTAATCAAGCCAACTGGTAAGTTAATATAATCTTCATGTAGACAACTGGTGTACTCTGCCTTTGGATAATTCTGCATCACATACTCATTGGCTCGTGTACAATCTACAAAATGTCCTACATATTCTGGACTGCTCATTGTAAGATATACAACTAATACATATTCAAACATGAAGAATCCCATTCTCTATCATGTACTGCATAGTGTTTATATAGGCTTTATCCCACATCTCACGCTTCTGCTCACGATTGAGATTTATTCCATTGTCATATTCATGATGGCAATTGTAACATAAGGATGCGACTAACGCATCACTTACCTTCATAGCCATCCCTTTACCCATATTCCTATGAGCCCCTACAATTGTGCCATCGTTAGCACCGCAGTGCATACATGGTAATTGTCTACATGCTTCCATCATCTTTTTACTTCTAAACATTTAATCTCCACAAAAACATGGTATTGCTTCTTCATCTGTATCAAACATATCTTTTTGTGATGTAGCAAACTCTTTTAATTTAGCATAGCTTGGTCTGTCTTTACGAAACCTAGCTCCATCTTGTTGCATCGTTTTATTTTTTTGTGCAAAATTTTCTACCTCAATCCACCAATCAGCTCGACTTGGTTTCTCTTTTATCAAACTAACAATTTGGTGAACAGGTTTTAAAAAACATAAATCACAGTTTCCGTGCATTGTAGTTCCATTCATATTTGGAAGACCTAAATCAAAATCTTGCTCTTTCCAAAATTTACTTATGTCATGCTTTGTAATTCCATCAACAAATAATGGAACTCTACTGCTATCTACTTTAGAAGCCCTTCTTGGTTCATCTGCACGAATTCCCATCCAATCCATATTTTCGTTATGCTCCCATCCTAAAGATTGTATATATTTATGTATAACTCTTATCTTTAATTTAGCAGTACATGTTCTTGCTACTGGATTTGGTAAATTTGATGAGTGTTTTAATAACTCTAAAAACGGTTCACCATTACGGGATGCAGTTTCAAAGTCAACTATTTTAAATCTTTTACTTGCATCATCATCCCAAATATATTCCAACCATGTTATTGGCACATTCCATTTGTCTTCGCAGTCTTTAACAAACTTTAATGTAGCTTCTTCTTCTTTACCTGTGTTAGCAAATACTACAATAGCATCATCAGGTAATCCATTATTAGATTGTAATACTCTCCATAATAAATATGCAGATGTTCTGCCGCCACTAAAGCTAATCACTGTTGGTTCTGTTATTTTGTAAGGGTCTGTCATTATTCTTCCTTAAATTGAAAACCATATTGAGATGCCCACCATTCTATCTGCTTCTGGTATTCAGCCATCTCTTCTGTATTCAGAGAAGTGGTACTTGGAATCTTAACAATCTTCTCACCGTTAACTTCCACCTCTTCCTTAAGGAATCTAAACTTCATGAGTGAGTCCATCTCTTCTGGCTCATAACCCAGTCCATCACCGATAGCCTTCAGAAGTTTCCAGTATCGTTTATTCTGCTCTATGCTTCTAGTAAATTTATGTTCATTCACATCAACCCTCCATAGTTTATCAAAGTCTAATTGTTTTATCTTGTCTATAAAATTATCAAGATTGTTTTTTGTTAGGGTGAATCGCATCTTTACCTTCCTTTACATATTTAATAACAACACCATTCTTATCTGTAATTTTGTAACTGGTACAGTTAAACTCTTTAATAAATTTAAGTAGCTCATTCATAGCGGTCTCTCCTTGTAAGTTAAACTTTTCTCATCAAACCACAAACCAAATGTTCCCTCAAATGTATAGTTACGCTGTTTCTGTACTGTAAGGTAAGCAGTAGGTTCGTTGATTCTATCTTCTGGACAATTACCAGCAAACTTTAAATCTTCTATCTCACGATTACGCCAACATAATAAAATATTATCACTTAAGTTTCTAATATGACTTGATCCTAAAATGTTTGTAGCATCTGGCTTTTGATATTCATCTGACATCTTACGAGTATGACAAACTAAAAATACATGAATGTTTAAATCACGGCAGTATGAAGCTAACCTATCAATAAATATTTTTTGTGCATCATAGTTGTCTTCAGAAATATCTCCCATCTTCATCAATGAGTCAATCACAAATACATCTATTCCTAAAATCTCTTTACCATACTGCAATACTGCAAACATATCTTTTGAATCAGTAACTCCCTGTTGGTCGTAAATGTATAACTTGTCTAGATAGTTATTACAAAACTCTTTTAAAAATTTCTCTGTAGGATGTGGATCACCTAGCTTTTGCTGAACCATTCTAGATAATGTGAGTACAGGTTTCATCTCCATACTAGCTATGAGTATTTTAGTATAGTGCATTAGATACAAGCATATCTGTGATAACATCATTGACTTACCATGACCAGATACACCAGTAAAAGCTGTCAGCTCTCCTTTCCTGACTGCAAAGTTATTATCTGCTTTTGCAAAAGGTAATGAATATCCTGCATTGCGTTCTTCTTTGTAATACTTAACTAACTGATCGTAATAACCGTCTGTAGATTTAATCTTATAATCTGCTTGGGTTATCTTGCCTGTTTCTGAATCAACTTGTTCTTTAGTAATCACAAGTCTATCCATTAACTGCCCTACGGTCATCTCATTCATAATACTCTCCCTTTAATTCTTGGCTGTGTTGCTCCTCCATCTTCCCATCTTCTTTGATTAATAATAACTTCTGGACTTGGATTAAACCCTTCCTTCCATTCTTTAGAATTATTCATAGACTTTACCCATGAGATAATTTTATCTGCTTCAATATCCAACCCATGCTTTTTCCACTTCTCTAAACATCCCTTTTTATTAACCCTTCTTTTATCTAGTAAACTATTCCAAAATTCTTCAAAATGAAGACTTGTATATTCTTTACTCTCCTCTACTCTACTCTTCTCTAGGGAAACATTTTGTTCACAAGTTGTTATCAAGTTGTTATCATCTTGTAACCAATGTGATAACAGACTGATTTGCTTGTTAATGAAATCCTCTGTCTTCCTTAATCTAAAGGCTATCTTGTGGACTTCAGGTAGTTCACCATTGTTTTCAGATGCTAATAAAAGTAACTCAATTAATGTAGCTTTACTATCAGAATTAAGATTGTGCCACTCATAATCCTCAAGTATTTGTCTGTAGACTTTTATCCAAATTACATTTCTATCTTTCATAGGTGGTTGAAATTTACTCCAGTTTCTAATTTTCAAAATAAACACTCCTCATATGTTGCTAACATATCGTTGACAGATTGTTGTTTCTCTCCAGTCTTTTCGATATGTAGGTACGGTTTGTTTTCTATGAACCATTCAGCTTCCCTTTTGGATTGGAAACGCTTTATAGGTTCACCCTCATTGTCCTTCACTATGTGTGTGAAGACTCTGTCTCTCACTTAATATCTCCTTTATCTGATACTTGCGTAACTCTGGAAGTTGATTAGACTTCTTCCAATGGTACATCACCTGCCTAGTTACTCCTAAAGATTCTCTCAAATCTTTCTTGCTGTTATTAAATAATGTTAGTGCTTCTTCAAATGTCATTTATATTTCTCCTGTTTATATTTTTCTAATGCTTGTTCTTCTTCATACTCTTGCTTCTCCAGTTCCTGTTGCCATCTCCATTGACTTTCACAGTAGCCGTCATAGTCTTGTAACCAACTATCTCTATCCATTACATCTCTCCTAGTTATTAATGTATAGTAGATTATACATGATGTTTTATTTAGTGCAAGTATTTTAATGTAAAAATATTTTTAAATAAGTACTTGCAATATAGTAAAATATAATATACAATGAAGTTTCATTTATCAATAAGGAGAGAAACATGGATTTAAATGACGAGTTAGCAAGAATTATATTCGAGCTACAAAGAGCAACAAATGATTTAAAAGAGTTAAACGATAAACTTGAAGAGGAGGATAAAGATGAGTAAGTTTAATGAACTACGAGTATTAGATGTTAGTAGATTTGTAGAAAAGAAAGGTGAGTTTAATTACCTTGCTTGGGCACATGCGGCTGATATCTTATTACAACATGACCCAATGGCTACATGGGAACATCAAGACCCAAAAGTATTTAATGATACAATGATGGTTTTCTGTACCGTTCATGCCTTTGGCAAATCTATGTCAATGCAATTACCAGTATTGAATTATAGAAACCAAGCTATTAAAAATCCTAATGCTATGGAAGTTAATACAGCGATGCAAAGATGTTTGGCAAAGTGTATTGCTACATTTGGTATTGGGTTACATTTATTTCAAGGTGAAGACCTTGTTGATCTAGACCCGTTAGAGCTTATTAAGAATGTATATAAGACTCAAGGCATAGAAGGTGCTAGAGCTGTGTACAATAAAATGGATAGTGATGCTCGTAAGAAGTGTCAGAGTTTCATAGAAGAAATAAGGGAGAGTAAAGATGGAACAGAGAAGTGATGAATGGTTTCAGGCTCGTCTTGGAAAAGTTACTGCTAGTCGTGTAGCTGATATTATGGCTACATTAAAGACAGGCAAAGAAGCAATAACTCGTAAGAATTACCGTATTCAACTTGTATCAGAAAGGTTAACTGGAAAGAAAGTAGATTTATACTTTAATGATGCAATGAGAATGGGCATTGAAAGAGAAGAGGATGCTCGTACTACATATATGTTTAAACATAGTGATGTAGAAGAGGTAGGTTTTATAGACCATCCTACTATTCCAATGACAGGAGCTAGTCCAGATGGTTTAGTTGGTGAAGATGGATTAATAGAAATTAAATGTCCATTAGCAACAACTCATACCGATACAATTATATCTGGAGAAGCCCCAAGTAAATACATACCACAGATGCAATGGCAGATGGCTTGTACAGGGCGTAAGTGGTGTGACTTCGTATCATTCAATCCAGACTTTCCAGAAAGTTTACAATTATTTGTGGTAAGAGTGGAAAGAGATGATACACTAATAAAAGAACTAGAGGATGGAGTACAAAAGTTCTTATCAGAAGTTGATGATACTATCAACCAATTACAGGAGAAGAAATAATGGAAATTACTACAGTAGAAGCAGTAGTATCAGAGCCTATATTAAGGCTTAATGAAGAAGAAAGAGATACTCTACGAGCAGTAGCAAGTGGAGAGTTTTCTCAAGAAGAAATACAGCGTAAGAGAAGTGCATCAGAATCTCAAGAAATCGCTGATAGAATTGACAGAGCTGTTTGGGAGTTAATTAAAAAAGTTCCAGATGCCTTTGGTCATGAGACAGTCTTTCAAATGGCTGCCAAATTTTATAGAAAAGAAAGGAATCAATAATGGCAACAGTAGGAGTTAGCGTTAGAATAGATGTAACAAAGATTGATAAAGATAAGTTGTACAAAGGTCAGAAAGGTCAGTATTTGGACTTAACGACTTTTATAAATCTTGATGAGCAAGACAAGTACGGTAACAATGGCTTCATCAGTCAATCAGTTTCAAAAGAAGAAAGAGATGCTGGAGTTAAAACTCCAATTCTTGGTAATGTAAAGGTGTTCTACCCAGCAAGTAATGCACCTGCTAAACAAGAAGACTTTGCTTTAGAAGATGATCCATTCTAAACACATTAAACATGGTGCATCAAAAACCATTGATGGCAAGGTGGTTAGGAGAATCCCTAAACAAAATGTAAAATTCTTACCCAAAGATGCAGAAATTCTAGGTCTTTGTAATAATAGATTAAGAGTTAGATTGGATGTTGAATGGATAAGAAGAAGAGGTAGGGGATATAATAGATTAGTAAGGGAGCAGTAATGCTCCCCTCTAATTATTTGTTACAAACATACATTGTAACTTCGAAGCCGAAACGCATTTCAGTAGCTGCTGGTTTTGTCCACATAGCTGATCTCCTTTCGTGTAAGATTTTGTTACATGTATGATTATACAGTAGAGCTTTTAAATAACGACAAAAATGTAATTAGAAGAGGGTAGTGATTATCATGATTAACGATGAAATTGATTTTTCCAATACAAAAAGTCAATTGTTATTTACTCCAGAAGGAGCACTGTATATCAACATACTTTACAAAGCACTAGATGATTATAGAAAGTGTAAGAAGTATGATGGACGATTACAGCCAATGGGAGAAAAAGCTCTAGAATTTTTAATGTCACAAAATGAAATCATGCAAATCAACGCTTGGCTTCTTGGCATTCCTTTGTATAAGATGATGGAGATAATGTACAATAAAGAATTGTTTACTGTATTTAAAAGAAACCTTAAACTATTAATCAATGATATAGATGATTATTTAGATGGAAAATTTAAAGAGGTTAATGAAGATGATGATTCAGAATAAAATAAAAACAATAATAAAATTTGTAGTCTTTGCATTAGTAGTGTTATTATGTATTGGTATTGGTTGTTATTACTACATTAATCAACCATTAGATTCAAAAGAAATAATGTGTTATAAAGGTAAATTGATACATAGAATAGGTGATGATGGTACTGTTTATGTTAAAGTAAAAAATGTCTCTTGTGAGGTTGATAGGGGCATGATAATTATAGAGGAGAAATCATGAGTGATATGATTAACCCAGACCATTACAAGGTGGGAGGGATAGAAACTATAGAAGTCATTAAGGCTAAACTTGGTGACGATTACAAACACTATGTCAAAGGTAATCTGATGAAGTATTCTCAACGACTTGGTAAGAAGGATGACTGGGTTCAAGAGCTTCGTAAGATTGCGTGGTATGCTAATGACTTGGCAGATGAGTTGGATAGAAAAAAATCATCTCCAATTATGCCTGACGAGTGGATAGAAGACCCTTTACATGACGAAGATTAAATTAGAAAAGCGGGTTTGCCACAAATGCAAACAACCCGCAAACACTTATGACGATAACAAATGGTGGTGTGGAAGAACATTGTCAGCACATGGAGTATGTAAGAATGATAACAAGAAGAATGGCGATAGAGGGTGATTGGTTCACTGTTCAATTTTTTAAAGAGGGTGATGGTAGTATTAGGGTAGAAGTGGTACATGATATAAAGAACAAGTTTTATAAAATGTATCCTGATAACAAATTAACTTTTGAGGAGAGTAAAGATGAGCAAGTATAATATATTATTTATAATAGTAGCAATTACTTTAGTGGCAGGTATACAAGTATATGCACAAGATAGGATTGTAGTAACTCCAGACAATGATATTATCGTATGTACTACTGATGAGAA